CCATTAGTACCATCATCAATTAAATCAGTATCATCTAATATAAAGGCTGTTTCTGCTTTTACAGCATCCACTTTTCCATCAGTTATCCCATGAAGGGTTGCAGCAGTACCAGCTACGTCAGGGACAACAGAATTAGGCACTATCCCATCAACATTCACAACATCATCAGCAACAGTATCAAGAACAGTATCCATCATATTTTGAGTGATCTCAGCAGACCCATCCCAGTACATTATTGCTGTTTGACCAATTCTTGAATCAGTACTGAGTGGGCCTCCGCCAGCTTGCAGAAACAGAACAACCGAATAAACCCCAGCGGCGACAACCGGGAAAGTTCCCCGATACTGACTGGTAGTTCCCACACCCGCCAAACTCACGGCATAGTTGGTCTGCGTTCTGCCGCCCGTACCATAAGCCTCAAACGTTGCTCCGACTGGATAATACACCTGACCGGCGGCGTTATAAATCAGACAATAGAGCACATAGCCAGTATCATATGTAGCTCGAATTTCGTTAGCCATTACGGTAATTCCTCAACGGTTATTTTCTTCGCCGTCTCAATAGCCCCTTTGAGCTTAGTATAGACAGTAAGCATGTCAGCGGCATCTGAACCTAGCTCTTTAGCTATTGCAGTTCGTGTATGCTCTCGCACAAGATTGCGAATCTCCGTCAGGCGAATATCCGCAAGGCTCACAATCTGAGCGATCTTCTCGCGAATCTCGTTTGACGCGTTCGTAATGGTCTGCTCAGCGGTCGGCGGTGTGACTGGAATTTGTGTCAAAGCCATTTTATATCTCCTACGTGAAGGTTATTTGAGTTACATGAATCGTGGCAACAAAGCGATAAGCCACTGCTCCGTTCGTGGCATCTGTAACACTGATGTTCAAAGATTTATTCGTGTTATCAGCTACTGCCGTGAATACTATATCCGCATCGTCCGCATGGATAACAGTAACTGTCGCAGCAGAAGGAGCCGAGACTGTGGCCCCCGCCCTTTTCAAACAGCCTTCTATAATCGCACTGCTTATCGCTCCGCCATCAACAGCGGTTCCAATCACTTCGGCTCTGAAGGTCCAAGCTGTATCTGCGGCGATAACAGGTCCGATGGCAGAAGCGTCTATCCCGATAACTGCTGGAGTAGCGTTGGGCGTAACTGCCCTACGACAAACAAACCTTGAGTATTGAGCATCACCAACAGAAGTAAACCTATTACCGCCATGGGCATATTGGTACTTTTGGCCTGCAAGGGATTGAATACCCGAAGCATGAGAACATTTACCCGTAGCAAAATTACTATTTCCCTCTGCATGAGCACGAAGTCCATTCGCAGTGTTGCTTTCACCTTCAACATGTGCCGCATTACCACTCGCAGTATTACCTGAACCTTCTACATGAGCAAGACTCCCGCTGGCATTATTGTCAATACCATCGTTGGCTGCTACCTGCACCCAATCAGAACCATCCCAAACAAGCTTCAACCAACTTTCATTGTTCTTTCTTGTCCAATTACCTTGTAGTTTTGTATTTGCATTATCCTGAATAATTATAATATTAGCCATACTTTTGTCAACTAAACATATAGTCAACTCGTGACCTGCCTTCACCCCATCAGCAATGGCTGTTGTTCCACTAGATGTATATGTACCAAGCATCCCAGCCAGCGTAACAAGCAACACCGCTCGATTATTATGCTGTAGTGTGAAATCATTACCACTCACCGTCTGCGTTGCAGCGGCAGCTATATCAGGAGCTTTGATTTCGTTGACTGGTATTTCCATCGCCTGCCTTTGTTATATTCGCCGGTCCAAAACCTTTACATTCTTCCGGCTTGCGTCCGCAATACTCCAATTCTACCAAACACCTTTTAGGATTATTACAACCGTAAAACCCATTGAGCCAAGGTACTTGGTGTTTGCATATATTCGCTGCCCTGCCATGTAAGCAAATCCTCAATTAGCAATCTCCCTCAGCTTTCCAATCTTATCTTCCAATCTAATTACAGCCACATAGGTTTTGTCTAACTTAATAGTCAATTCACCAAACTGTACATCCCTTTTATTGTTCACTCTGTCAAGTTGAAAGACTTTTTCATTGGTTTGAGCCTTGAAAGTACAAAGTTCTTTTTCAACCTCAATAATTTTCAAAGCAACCCAACTGGTAAATGAAAAATTCAACACCAGAACTATGCTCAAAAACCATTGTAACCACCCATTTATTGTTCCCTTTTTATCCCTCATTTTTCCTTTACTTTGTGGTGTCTAACTTAAAAGTATTTCTAATCTTTTTGATTATCTTTTCAGTAGTCTTACTTTGGACTTTACCAGCTAAACCATGATCCTTTTCGCTGGTTCCAAATACTGCTGCTTTCTGATCGTTGTCCATTTCTTCCTTGGCCTTTTCCACAGTTATTGTTGTCTGTTCCAGAGCTTTCCTCTGCAACCATACCTGCCACATAGCAAAGACTATAACAGCCACAATAATTCCCGCTCCAATCCAAGCAATAGGTCCAAGCTTCTCAATCAGGGCCACAGTTATTACCAGTATGGCTACACAACTTACTATAGCTCCTAATCCCCACATCAATTGTTTCTGCGTTATCAAAAACATTCCAGCACCTATACCTAATACACCCAAAGGCAACATATATTTAATCACACTAAAAACCATTGCCTTTGAGCTAGGTTCGGCAGAGGGCTGGACGGGACATAAATCCAGCCCTTTGCAAATAGCTTGTCCTACGGATTTCATTGCATTACAACCAGATATTAATATCAAACATATTAAAAATATCCCAATTATGATTTTTCCGGTTGTAACATTCATGGCAATTACTTCCCTTGAAAACTACCTCTTTTTATCAGTTTTGTTGATTGCATCCCTAATGGCTACCATGCCAGCAGAGCCAACTATCAAAAGCAGCCAAGAAGGAATATTAATTCCATTCAATATCAGGATTGCAAGTACAAATAAAAAGCCTGCAATCAAATTGGTCTTATGGCCATCCAACAATTTCCAAATTGCACTAAACATAATTTTTCCTTTCAAAATGATTGCCGGGCAGGGAGACAGACGGTTATAAAAGACGCATCCTAAATTTCTTTTTATTTCCCATCTGTCAACCCTTACCCGACAACAGCGGAAGAAAGAAACGCCTAAATTACAGCCAATGTCACCCAATCTTCATTCTGACTGACAATACGTTGTATTTCCCTGTTCTGCAAAGCTGCCCCATGTCGAGCAGCTACATCTATCTGGTCAGCACCACGATCCATCAACTGTGGAGCTATACCTTCTATCTCATCATTCAACACAGTTATAGTAACCTCATCTACCAAAATATTCATTTCATTAGCTACCTGTCCTCTATCTATCAAAGCATCTATAGTCTTGGCCTTATGATTATAGGGATGATAAGTAACCAACTCGGTCCAGCCCATTGTTTTATATTCAGCCATTTGTCTGATTGCCGTTGCACTAGACACATTAGACCTTTTCAATAAAACAAATATTGTAGTAACCAACCATAGAACGCACTTCGGGAAGGTTATTTACACCATACATATCAGCTAACATTTCCTGCATCTTCTGAATCATCAACGGGCCCTTGGGTGCTCTCTTAGCCCAATAGTTACCATGTAAATCTTCAATAACATACATGCCATGTTCATTGAGCAATGGCCAAAGTCTTTTGAATGTAGCTACCTGTTGTTCAGGTTTATGTCCACCATCATCAATAATGATGTCAAAAGGACCGGCAGGTTCAACTTGAGAATTGAGAAATTCCTCATCTTCCTGCCAACCAACAAATACCTTTATTCTGTCTTTGTCGGAAAGATATGGTTTCCAAATATCCGGATTTTTATCCAAGCCAAATATCTGTGCCTTGGGAAAGGCTTCATGCCAAAGCAACAGGGAAGCTCCCCGATGAACACCTATTTCCAGTAACTTCACAGGTAGATTACGATAATGACCTATATTGGTATCATATTGTTTGGTATAACCATGCACCCAATACTTATCCGTAGCCCGATGTGCTAGTTTGACAAACTGACGTACTGCTAATTCATGGATACTGTTTGGATCAATTGGCCCTTTTTTCCAACTTCTATCCGGACAGAATATCCTAAATACAGCCTTGCTTTTGAATACCCTGGCCGGAACAGATTTATAGCCAAGGAGTTTGAGTATTTCCAAACGTCTGCCCCCTCTATGCAATACTAAATCCGTTTTTCCCTCTCTCCAGAAATCTAAAGGTGCTTTCAATCCATTATTCTTAATGTCAGTATAAAGATTGATTACATCCCTCAACTGTTTTATAACATGCTTTTTGCCTTTATCAGTTATAATTGGAACACGATCAGCAGGATTAAGATGGTCAATCATATAGTCGTAGTAGGGTAATTTTTCCAATTCCTCATTGGTAAATTCCTTACCAGTAGCAATCTCTTTCAGATAAGGGGGAAACACTTCCAAAAAGCGTTTCAACTGTCCTGGTTTACGTTTGTCCACATAATCCATACGATTCTTGCAGAGTTCTTCCACATCAAAAATAGCACTCCCAATAAAACTATGTTGAGAGTGCAACTTGCCTGATCTTCCAAATTTGATTACATCTGTTTCCGCTGCCACCGTAGTTCCTTTCTCTAAGCACAATAGATATAAAAGATTTCCTCCATTGCCCCAATAAGGCAATTCTGTTTCCCAAGGAGCATCTTTACCATAATACTTTATTCCTGATGTATCCTTATCATGGCAAAGAACTACATTGGGATTTTTAGTTTCAAAAGTTTCATAAGGATATTCCGGAAGCCCAAGTTTCTTTTCAAACAAACCCATTTCCCCACAATACTTCTTAGGTATTTCCGGAAGGGTGAATCTCTTTTCCAAACACTCAATCAGCAATTCTCTCGGAGCTATACATTGACTAAGTACCGGACGTTTCCTGTAACTAAATACTTTGCTTTGAGTATGCAACAACCAACGATTTAGATTATAGGCAAAACAATTACCAGTAGGCCGATAATCAAAATGTTCCGGAACATAGAGACAATCATCTTCACACAGAACTACATATTTAGTAGTAGCTCGTTTGGCCCCTTCCAATACCTGCCTGTAGATGTTTTGTAGTGATTTTCCTATTTCTCCCACACATATATTTATACCCAAACCAATTGGCTTCTGACTGATACTAACAATTACTTTGCCATGCTTCTTCAATCTGTTTTCTATTGGTATTCTGTATTCACAGACATTGGCTGTGTAATATAAAATAGTCAAATCATCTGTAACAGTTTCTTTTATCTCAGGTTCTTTAGTTACATTTGCCGGAACGGAAACAGTAGTTTTATGTCCTACTCCATTCCAAGTAGGCAGGGGTGAAAACTTTTCTACCAACCATTCCAACGATCTGACTTGTTTTTCCCATTTACCAGCAGTCCAAAATTCTCTGGAATACTTTCTAGCTCTCTCATGGGCTTTACCATCAGCATGATAAGGAAAACCAGGTCCACCACCGCCACGAAACCAATGAGCAAACCAGGTCTTTTTATTTACTACATGCCTGCCCCCGGATAGCCATGCTTTCAAAGCTACTTCAACCCCCACCTGACCCCAATCACCATGAGCTTCATCCATTCCCCCTAATTCCCAAAACCGATCTTTGTGCATGAACCAACAAGCACCCTGGCCGGTCATTACATCACAGATGTCTCCCTGAAACATGGGATTCTTTTTATAAACTTGATATTCTTCCGGATATGCTCTGGCCTTGGGAGCATCCCAATACAATGCCCTAAATGGCTTTTCCCCGTTGGTAGGAGTTGGAGAACTGATCCACATAAAATCAGTAAGTTTGTGAGTCTTGGGTTTCCAGTTCTCTGCATCCAGATTATACATCCGGGGAAGTACCGTCCAATCATATTCACAATCCGCAGCCAACTTGAGATCAAAACCCTCATCAAACATACTGTGAGCATCAGTCTTGAGAATATATTTCCCCTTGGCAATCTTAGCTGCCTCATTCACACCTGGACGCTGACCAATAGACTTTTCTTTTTTGATTAATATTACTCTAGGATCATCCGGAGGCATAGGATCAGGAGTATAGCCATCCAAAACAGCAATTATTTCAATTTCACCTCTGGCCGCTGATAAAATTGATTCAACTGTCTTTGCTAAGTATATCTCATTCCTAGCAGGTATAAGAACCGATAACACAATTATAGCTCCTTATTGCCCACTAGGTGTGGGTGAACTTGAAGGTGATACACTAGGTGAAACTGAAGCACTCGGAGAAGCACTTGGAGCAGGAGACATAGAAGGACTTATACTTGGAGTAGAACTCGGAGATACACTCGGAGAAACACTCGGAGTAGAACTCGGAGAAATACTAGGACTGATTGAAGGACTGCTGGACGGACTTGGACTAGCAGATGGAGAAGTAGTGGGACTACTAGATGGAGACACTGAGGGACTCTCGGATGGACTAACCGAAGGAGATACACTAGGAGAACCAGCAATGGCAGCAAAATAGATTACTCCCATATCTGTATGTGTCCCATCCGTACCTATAGCTACAAAATGTAGCCTATGGTCGGAATCACAGAACATAATCCTGTGAAAATCATCTTGTGGATAAAATCTCATAGCATACCTCCTTCAGTTAAGCCCTAATTTACATTGGACTTACTAGGAATAGTCAATTAAGGAGCCCAAATACCTTTTTCAGCCTTGACGTAGTAACCATTATTACCATCAGCATCCAACTGGATAAAATCTCCACGTTTGGCCGTAGTCTTGGTATTAGTTCTATCTGTATTATCAACACCAGCCAAATCTGCACCCATGATCTTGTCAGCAGCTTGGGGACTGACTGTTACCAGAGCAGCAGCATCAGCAGCACCATTTCTGATTATGAAATCATAACCAATAACAGTAGCCGGTAGAGTAACAATCTTAGCATCGGCAGTAACATTCATTACTTTGCCAATATCCTGAACATCCAAAGTTATGTCAGCAGCTACAGCTTCCCAAACCCTATCTAACAATTGGGGTGAAATAGGAGCACCAAAGTTGAGCTTGATTCTGTTAGTAGTATCGGTAGTAACGGTTTTATCCCGCACGGCCTTACCAATATACTTATAATCAGAACCACCAACCTCAGTAAGATTTTCATTGGTAGCATCCCAATAAACATCATCTCCGGCCTTCCACGCACCTGCTGTACGAGCAGTCAGAACATGCTCCCGATCAATGGCCAAAGCTCCGGTATCACCGTTGGCAATGGCAATTACAGCTATGCCATAAATATCACCAAGATCAACTATATCACCCGAAGCAACATCCGAACCAGTACCATTAGTCCACTGAACACGATTTCCTTCACCTTTGAAAGTATTCATAATAAATCTACCTTTCTTTTACGTAAGTGTCATTTCACATACGGAGGTTTGTTTCATAAGGGGGTGTGGCAAATCTCTAATCCACACCCCCTGAGAAAAAGGAGAGAAGAAGTCTTATGCACCATCGTTGTAGAACAGACCACGATAATCAATGGCCTTGGCTACAACACTATGCCTTACCGCAAACTTCAAATCTTCAGTATCAAACTCGGTTTCCTGCTTGGCCACTGGAGTCTGTTCCTCATCTAAGAACACAACCGCAATGGTGTCAATCTGACCAGGGTCAGCAGCTAAGAACCAACCGGCAGGATTGAAGGCATCCAATCTCGGATTAGAAATCATCTCCAATCTACCAGCCCATATGTTAGCTACATGACCCATACTGGCCGCAGGATCATATTGGGAAGCCAACAGAGTCCTGGTTGTACCAGATAGAGCAACCGGAACCAGAATAGTTCTTGGTTTGATAGCCAGATAAGAAGCACCACCTATGCCCTTCTGAGTGGCCATAGCAGCTTCACCAACATTCAACGTGGTAATGCTCGGAGCAGCACCAGTAGTAATGTAGTTGGCATGGGTAGCCACATCAAACAGAGCAATACTGTCCTGAACCAGAACGGAATTGGCCGTTAGAATAGCAAAGGCCACATCATCCTCTTTACGAGCAGCAGCCTGACCCATAATTCTCGGAATCCGAGAAAAGGCATTGAGATCATCATTAATCATAGCAATGCGGGTCAGCTTCAGACCTTTGTTATAAACAGCCAGAGTTGCCGTTTCTCTGTTCTCGGACAGAGTTCCGTAGTCAATGCCCTCACCCTCATACTGCCGTACCAGGTCAGGAGCTTCACTCAGCGAAGTCAAACTGAACTGCTTGTAATCAGGCATGGTCATACGAGAACAGAACTTGGACCAATCCAGAGGAATCTCTGCATAAGCACCACGAAGGCTCTTATTTAGAACATTCTGGAGGATGTACGGAAAATCAGACGTTCCCTGAGCAAAAGCTGAAATTCCATGTCTTTCCCGAAGCTGCATAGGATTGAACAGCAATCCTACCAATTCGTTCTTGGACATATACTCAACACCAGCACCGATAGAAGAAAGAAACTTCCGTCCCATTTCCATCAAAGGAAGTGAACGGAACTGGTGTGCTCTCTGATGAGCCTGTCGGGGTTTGACCCTGCCTTCACTATCCCGAATAGCTACACCTGTATGAGCATCCAGTTCAACCATCGGAGCACCAGCCCGAAGCATAATAGCATCACCAATGGCATCAGCCAGAGATGAACGATCCATATCATCACCGGAGGATATTCCACCTGAACCAGTGACTACCGGCTTCATCTCAATAGCCAACTGAGCCAATTCCTCAGCGTGAGCTAAAGGCGTTCCACGATCACAAAGACCCTCTGCCCATTTTTCGGACAGTTTGTGTTTAGTGGCCAGAGCCTTGATAGCTGTACGCCGTTTCTGATCCTCAGCCAAAATCAAACTCTGTTTGTCCTCATCAGACATAACAGCAGCCGCTTTGGGGGCCTCAGCCTTGACATCCTCAATCTTGACATCTGTGGCCTTAGCCTCCACAACTTCCTTATCTTCGGACAGAGCATCGGCTACCCATCTTTGCTTGCCATCCAGACCATGCCAATACTCAATCGCCTGAGCATCGGTAGAGTCTTTGGCAAGGCCCAACTGTTCCAAAAACTTACGTAATTTAGGATTCATAAGAATCTCCTTTCGTTGGATTTCCTTGCTGGCAAAAAACCCATCGGGATTTGCCGCCGGATTACCTACAAAGTCTACACCTACAACTTTTTCGACACGACAGGCCGGAGGCAAAGGCAAGTCTGTTTCCTTGTCCTTTCTTTCTTCAGGAGTACCGGCATAAAACGATATTGAAATGCCAGCCGCTTCAGGGTCGTCAGCAGCCAACGTTGTCAAGTATTCCCAAAGATTGCCCTTGGGTGAAACCTTGGCATATTTGCCAAGTTGGATATCTCCCTTTACCTTACCTCCTTCTACACGTGCATTTTTAGCCCTGCCTACTAAAACTTCAATAGCGTCCGAATTGGAAGTCCAACTTTCAGGATGAGTCAAACGAGCTTTGATTCCTGATTTATTACTATTGATTAATTTAGCTACCTGTTCCAGAGTTACTTCATCAGCAATCTGATTATGACCCAAAACAGGACCAGCAGTAATTATAGATATATTACTAAACAGTCCTTTTTCAGTATCCACCATAAAATCAGCAGACTTGAAAGCATCTTGACAAGAAAAGGACATCTGTTCATTTTTATTTTCAAATTGAACAAGTTTTTTATTTTTCATAATTCTGGTCCTATTAATATTCGGTTATTTATCCTACTAGCCCCACCATTATTCCCTTGCTTGCCCCTGGGATTAGGGGTTTCATCAGAACCTTTCGGTTGAGGAACACTATCAAAATCCAGACCTTTCTTTTTCTGCAAGGCCCGATCTTCCTCAATCTCAGCATAAATATCTCTGATTTCCATACCCCGCATATTGAAATATCTCTGTCGGGACAACAGACCTTTGTTTATTAGTTTCTCAGCAGCCACAGCATCCTTGAAATCATCTATAGATGTCTTAGGCGGTCCCTGCCAATTGGTAGTCTGGTAAGCATTTTTCCATCGAACGCTTTGCATATATCCAGTAGCTGAAAGCAAAGATTCTTTGATGGCCAATTCAATAAATAGGTTTCTTATTCTTCGCAGAACCTTATTTATCATTATGGCCTGAATAGGATCGGTTTCAGCGTAGATGTCCAGTTTGGCCTGTCTCTGGCTGGAGAAGTTACCCTCGGCATACCAACGAGCTACCGTAGCCTGGTCCAAACCAATACCAGCGGATATTCGTTTCAATTGCTCCCATACAAACGGCTGATACATAGTATTGGGAGTAGCCGGAGTAGGAAACTTGATATGTTGACCAGGATTCAATATTGGCATCAGCCCTGGTTGAATTATTACTTCCAGACTATTAGCCGATGTATCACTGGAAGTATCATCGCCTCTAGGTACTGCTCCAATCTGTCTAGCCACCGTATCCGGCAGACCAAACCCACTAGCTGAATCCTGTTCCACTATGCCATGATAAGCAGCCTCAGTTCTGGCTTTCATCAACATGGATTGTTCATAAATAGCCAAATTATGAATACTATTCATTACCGCAGCAGTCCAAGGAGTTCCCTTTTTCTGCCTGACTCTATCCTGCCGAAATAAATGAATTACCCTTTCGGCAGGTATTCTTCCACTATCTGCTTTGTATTGCTCTGAAGGATGGCTAGTAACGTACAGATGGTAGGCTATTGGTGCTCCATATTCATCAACCTCAATTCCACCTTTTACATCCCTGGTTCCATAGGTCATTATGGTAGAATCAACCTGCTCATATTCCACTTCCTGCAAAACCAGGCCCACACCTTCATTGTTAGGCACATAATCCAGAACTATGAATATTCCACCCACCGAATATTGTTCGGACAGCCATAGGGCTTCTTTTTCAACCAGTGTCTTAGTTTTCTCTACATCACAGAGATTGGGATTATTAGCCCAATCATTCCATAGCCGGTCCAGAGATTCATTATAGGAATCCAGCATTATCCCTGTTTCTGGATGCCTGGCCGCTGAACGAGCGGTAATTCCACTTCCCACCACATATCGAAGAAACGCCCCTCTGCCTGAAGCCGATATACCATCATTACGCAGCATAGACCGGCTACGGGCCATCAAGGTATCAAGATCATCAAGAATAGCCTGATCAGCAGAACTCAGTCCAGGTCGCCAGTCCTTATTCTGCTTGTTATATTTAGCAGCATCATAATAGGCAAACTGCTGAATCCTCTTGGGATCATGCTCGGCCAGAGTCTTTATCCTATTCTGAAATTCCACTATAGCCCTAGAGGAAGCAGTTACTACATTTGTAGCCTTGTCTGTCAACCTGGATAGAAAGTTTTTCTTGGGCATTTATATCCCTATTCCACGTTTTGATATTCTACAACTGGGCATAGCGGAGAATCTGCCGAAGCATTTCCCGAAGCTGTGAGAGATTGCTTTAGTTCAATCAGCCAATTTATATGGTTTTGAAGTTCCCCTAGATTACGAAAGCGGAGAGTACGCCCCTGCACCGTGTACTCTATCTCATTTACTCGGAGTGCGGCCCAAGCCAGATCAATTTGGGAATCTACTTGTGCTACTGTAATCAAAACGTCATTTTAGCCTCAACAGTGGTATATTACCTATTTTACCTATATTGCCTATCTTACCTAGATTACCCAGATTAACAAGCTCTCTATAGGTATATACCCTGTCTGGAGGCCCAAAGTGTAGTCTCAGATTCCAGTAAATAGAATAAAGGTGATAAAAAGGAGGGCTTTAGACTTCTTTTCCAGCCTCTAATTTAGCTATGTCCATTGGACGTAAGGTTCTGGTAACAGGGCCATTTATGTTTATAGCCGATGTCTTTCCACATGCCCCGCACTTGACATAGCGAATTATTTTTCCAGTTTTTGTGATTCTCCAGTTCCCGGTAGTATCACAACTACGACAATTCAGCCGGACAAGCTGTAATTCCAGTTCGGCGTTCATCTGTCTTTTCATCTGAGGATCAATCTCCGGTATCCTGTTTTCCTCAGTGTTAGATACTATTCTGCTGGCCAAATCTTTCTGTTTGCTCATGTTTTACTCCTAGTATGAAATTGGTGCTAAAGGTTCAACTTCCCAACGATCCTTCTTCCCCAGGACTTTTGCCATTGTACTCTGCTTGGTTCTCTCCACGTTCTGCTTCAGGAAATCCATTCTCTCAGCTTCCTTACGAGCTAGTAATTCTGACTCTGGAGGAAGCAGATGGATGTTATACATATAGGCTGCTACTATCTGAAAAGTTTCGGCATCATGATAGTCTTTTCTGCTGCCAGAATGAACCAGTTTCCACTTATCAGTAACCTTGGTTCCCTTCTTCTCAGCGGTCTTGTGCATACTGGACATCTGCTGTTCATAGACCGGATCACCAAACTTATTCAGCAGCCATATTTCCTCTTGTTCTTCCTCTCCGGTGGGTCTGCCTGTCTGCCGGGGAATACCCTTTACAATCATATCAGCCAATATGTCCTTAGCTCGGTGGGAGTCAAACATATAAGCTCGAAGCTCATTTCTGATAGTGCTACTTGTAGAAGTCTTTGATTTCTTATTTTCCTCCGGCATAGGATTCTTCATTTGCCAATACAAGTTTTCACTTGGTCTGGATGCCCCTTTGACAGCCCTAACTACCGCCTGTCTCGGTAAGACCCATTCATATACCTGCATAGTACGAGTCATGCCCAATACCTTATCCTCAGTACCACCAGAGTCTATCAGAGACAAAGCGGTAAGCATAGGGGGATATTTGTTTTCCTCAACAGCCCATTGAGTCTTGTAAATCAATTTATCCAGTTCATCAAAGCTCTTGAGAATACCATGATATATTCTCTGGCTTTTCATACCTGACCCCCAAGCCCGAACCACTACATAGAAATGGTCAACTTGGGTATCTATTGTAGTAACGATGGCCCAGGCCCAAGTTGGTACAATACCAACATCCAATCTTGCTCTATCGGCCTTCTCACTAAAAACCCCTGAGCGAAGCCTAGCGACCTGGAACTCAAAGGGTTCTCCAAGAGTTTCTGTGCGAAAGTTGAAGGATCGGTCCAAGTGACCTTCTGCTCTAAGAAATTCAGCCACCACGTCAGCCCATTTTTCCCACAGACAATAGAGAGCGGAAATCTGCATACCAACCCTGGTTCCAACCGGCCATCGCTTAACCAATTCTGCGTTTGCATGTTTCTTGCCCCAATAATCAACTACATAGCCCTGCTCGGTTGTCCAGTAACCAGCATTGACTAAACCTGCTTTTTGTTGCTCAGTTATTTTCTTACCACAATCAATACATTCATACCATACCCTATCTGAATTTGCCTTTATCCAATCGGCCAATTTACTTTTGTTATCAATTGATTTATCCTTCGGCCTCTCCCATTTCAATTGAGGAAAAACAAACCTCTGTAATTTATTACAATGGGAACAATAAATGTAATAATGAAGAATGACTGAAGATGTTTCCACAAGTGTATGAATTGAGCCGGAAGTAGTTGTAGGAGTGGATATATTGACTTGTAATCGTCTATCCCCATAAGTACGCATACGCTTCCAAGTTCTTCCAACAGGATCAGGTTCATCCCCGGCCCAAGGTTCAAACTTATCAACCTCATCATTTACTACCCTTCTGTATGGGTTAGAAGCTGTAGAAGTAGCAGAGCCGGACCACATCAATTCAAGCTGAAACCCATTAGACAGAGAAATCATCTCTATCAATGTATCCCTGCTCATTGAACCAATCATCTCAGCCAGTATTGGAGTCCTGGTAAATAAAGGAATAATGTCCAACCTGACAATCTTTCGACCCTTCATCCTGTCCGGTAGAGTAAGTCCAGTAGGATCAGGTTCTCTATCAGCCCAATAGCCAATAAGATTCCTGACCGCTTCCGATACCCCTAACTGTGCCCCCTTCTCTACATTTACCTGTTCCACACCCTGAGCTACGGCAATATCCATTATTCCCCGGAGATAGGGAGCGTTCTCATTCCTGTAGGGACCGGGAATATTGGACCGATGCAATACCCGATACTGCTCAGCCCATTGAGAAGGAAGCAAAGGTTCTTGGAGTTCCCAAGCCTTGCGTTCCAACTTATTCCATGTTTTCTTTTGGGCTATCATCTGTCTGCTTATCAACAAACTTTACTTTGGGATGCTCCTTGGTAAAAGGATCATCAAAAGGAGGATTAGCTACATATCTCTGAAATTGTGGCTTTGCCAACCCATCAACCAACCTATCTAAAACACCTACCAACCTATCAAATGAATTGGCAATCTTTTCCATAGACTCTGCTATTTTCTTGGAATAACCAGGAAGCATTTATTTCTCCTTTTTATTTGTAATTTTAATTTCTTTATATTTCCCTCTTGCATCTGTTTCCAATCTAACAACCTTTATAAAACCTTCTCTATCTGTCTGTAATCCATAATCACCATTTGATATTACATTAATTAACCCCAATTTACCATCAGCAGTTATAATAAATAAAGGACAATATGCATCTTCACCATGTCGATGCACAATCTCTATAACCTCTCGGCCTTCAGAATCTTCATCAACTTCAAAATCTAATTGCAACACATCATCTCTCTTTTTTGCATAGAATTCAAATTTCATTTTATTTCTCCTTTTCCCTTCTGCATTTCTGTTTCCAAATTACAGCTTCCTGCCGGTGAATTCTAGTCTTTGCTCCACAATAAGGACAAACAATACTGGCTTTGACCTTTTCTATTTCCACTATAACTGCATCCACCAGACAATCAGTACACAGATACCAAGATTCAAATATAATAAAATCATTCATCCAATCTAGCCTTTCCCTTCCAATAATATTCCTTATCAATCTCACAACCAATATAATTTCTCTTGTTTAATTTTGCTGATTCCAGCACCACAGCGGAACCGGCAAAAGGATCAAAAACCAAATCCCCTGGTTTAGTGTGATTCAATAACAACCTATTTATCAAAGACATTGGTTTTCTATGGGGATGGTCTTTAATATCATCCACATAATCAGAAAACACATTTACATAATTGCTCCAATGCCTATTTGAATTCCAAACCACGTCCTTCTTATTTGCCAAATCATAAACACAAATCATTTCCACAAAACGGGAATATCTTCTACTGGTATTTTTTGTGCTGATTGGTTTGGCCCAAAATAAATACTGGTCAACTGGAGAGGGCCACTGATTCTCCGGAGGACAGAATACAATTATTGTTCTCTTGCATACTCTCAAAAAATGCCGGTGATACATTTCCTTTTCTTCAATACTCAAATCATAGGGAGGATCGGTTATTATCACATCAACAGACTCTCTTTCCATACTATTGAAAACACGCATACAATCAAAATTATAAAAAGTATTAATTTTCATCTGTTCTCATTTTTTAAAAAGGGACATCCTCTCCGGCATATTGTTTTAACCCTGCCCGACCTTTGGAAATCATGTCCTGCATGTTTTCCTGTTGTTCCCCAGTAGTAAGATGCAAAGGACTGACACAAGCCCTATTATCACACAGATGCATAACCACATGGCCTTCTGGTATTGGCCCCTTGACCAACCTATAGCTAATTCTATGGGCCATAAACATAGCCTTATAGCCGGTAATTCTAAATTGCCCATACCCTCTATTATTCTTAACCCCTTTCCAATACCAACAACCACCCTCAAGGTCTAATTCAACAAAAGACCAAAAAACCTTTTCACGTTTTTTGCTAAGCTCAGGTATTGGTCTATTTTTCTTTTTCATCATCCTCCTAAATAAAACAGGGCTGAAAGAAGGATTTGAACCTTCATCCCATGATCAACCAGTATGTTTCCAGTTACACCATTTCAACCCTGTTTTATTTATTATTAAAACCCATCCTTCCATATTTATAGTACAACATATTTCCATCAGCAATTTCACTCAAAGCATTTCCAACTCTATCAACATCAAAAACTTTTGTATTTTCAATACACAAAAAAGGAATCCCGTTTTCATCTACTAATTTTTGTAGATATTCTTCTGGAAGATTGATCTTTTCTGATAATGTTTTAAGTGTAACAAAATAGGTCATTATTATTTCCCGGCAAAAGTAGTAATAATTTCCTTCAAC